TTGTCCCGGTCCTTCTCCAGGGCAAAGTATTTTATGTTCTCATGCCTGAAGGAATGATTAGCCCGGTTTAGCAAAGTTTGCAGGTTAATCCTTTTTTTCTTATTCTCTTCGATATCAAAGACCCATATTACTTGTTTAACTTTATCGGTCATACTTTGGTAATCCTTCAAAGATCATCATTATGCTTAAAAATAATAATAATACTGAAACAATTAAATGTGATGTATGAAATGCAATAATCAAACTTACCTGCGCCATCACCACTCCCATTAACATTAAAAATAATCTCATTAGTTCCTTGCCTTTCTATAAGTTATCATGGGATCAATACAAGTTGTGTACCTTTCTAAAACTGTGTCCCAGAAACACATATATTTTTTACCACCTTGCTCCCAAGTTCTGCAACCATCTTGGTTCATGTTTCCAACTCTAAAAATTGTCTTATTATATTTTTTAGCAAACCATGAAACAACAAAGTCTGTTTTTTGTTCTACTTCATCTGCTCTTTTTATAAACTCTTCTAGTGTCATTAGTTATCCTTTCTGGGACTATCCTATATTATAGGATAGCCCCTGTCAAGTCTTATTGTTTAAAATTTGGTAAAGCGGTTAAATCTTGGTTCCACCTTAAACCAATTTTTTGAGATACTTTGTCAAGTGATATTGCAAGAGTATCAGGCGTTCCACTTTCCATAACAACGTCAATCGCTTTTTGTTTAAGCTCTTTTAATTGTTTTAGTTTTGCGCCTTCAGGTCTTCTCTCAATCTCTCGTTCAGCAAGAGTAGAAGCCCAAGACCTTAACTGATCCTCACAATCACGAAGAGTTATCTTATCATCATTATAACGACTATCTCTTCTAAACTCATAATTAAGCTCTTGATCTTTTGGTTTTTTCTTTTCAAAAAATGTTAGTGCTGTTGCTCTCGCTTCATCTAACATTTTTTCTGCTTGTCTAAACTTGGCAATAATTTTATCTGCGCCCATTTTTTTAGACAGCTTATCAACAGCTTTGTCTGTTGCTTCTGTTTTAAATTGTTTAACCAATAACTCTTGCTCTTCAATCATTGGGTTAAACTGACGCTTGACCTTATCTTTAAAATGATCAAGCTGGTATTTAGTCATTGTTTTACTCATGTTTATTTTTCCTTTCTGATTTGTTTTTATCACTTGACAAATAACCTGTCAAGGATTATATAGGATACAGGGTGATACAGAAAACCCGTTACAACAGGTTATGCTGTTGGCTAAAATACTGGAACCGACTGCACGTCACACCGCAGAGATGCCGTCTTCGTGCAGTGCGGGTGATGCATAGAGGTACCAGGACCAATCCCAAAAACCAAACTTTATAAAAACCAATACCCCTAAAAACAAAAAGGGGTCCCACTACTCTAGGTTGTATTGCTTGATTTACAGAGTTTTCCCTGGTAAAAACATTTTGAACATCTAAAGTGGTGCAAAAAATTTTTTAAAAATTTTTTATGAATGTAAATAATATAGATATAAGTAAACTCCCATCAGACGTCAGGAAAACATTTAAACAAATGCAGGTCCTGCTTGCAGAAAAAAAGATACAATCAAAGGCCAAGAATGACTTTCTATCTTTTGTAAAATGTGTATGGCCAGAATTTGTAGAGGGGTCCCACCACAGACACATAGCAGAAAAATTTAATAAACTTGCATCAGGTGAAATAAAAAGATTAATTGTTAACATGCCACCTAGGCATACCAAATCAGAATTTGCATCCTACCTTTTGCCAGCATGGATGGTGGGCCGTGAGCCAAAATTAAAAATTATACAAGCAACACACACAGGTGAACTAGCCATACGTTTTGGACGTAAGGCCAAGAATCTTATCGACTCGGAAGAGTATCACAAGATATTTCAAACAAGGCTGCAGGAAGATAGTAAAGCCGCTGGTAGGTGGGAGACAGCACAAGGTGGCGAATACTTCGCAGCAGGTGTCGGCGGTGCCATCACCGGACGGGGTGCTGATCTTTTAATCATAGACGATCCGCATTCGGAGCAAGATGCGATGAGTCCAACAGCCATGGAGTCTGCTTACGAATGGTATACGTCAGGTCCACGTCAACGTTTACAACCTGGAGCTAGAATTATTTTAGTTATGACTAGATGGTCTACAAAAGATCTAACAGGTATGTTACTCGCTAATCAGAAAGAACCCAAAGCAGATCAATGGGACGTGGTCGAGTTTCCAGCAATCATGGAACAAGGACAAGAGTCTAAACCTGTTTGGCCAGAGTATTGGAAACTAGATGAATTAGAAAAAGTCAAAGCGACTCTGCCAGTATCAAAATGGAATGCGCAGTGGATGCAACAACCGACATCAGAAGAAGGTGCAATATTAAAACGAGAATGGTGGATGAAATATGATGCCGATGATATACCGCCATTGTATCACGTGATACAGAGCTACGACACAGCATTTTTGAAAAAAGAAACAGCCGACTATAGTGCGATAACGACATGGGGATTGTGGTATCCAGAAGAAGACGGCCCTCCGCAGCTTCTGCTTTTAGATGCAATTAAAGGCAGATATGAGTTTCCGGAGCTACGTCGAGTAGCATTAGAGCAATATTCTTATTGGAAACCGGAGACAGTTATAGTAGAATCAAAGGCATCAGGTTTACCTTTGACGTATGAGTTAAGGCAAATGGATATACCAGTTGTTAACTTTACACCGAGCAAAGGAAATGATAAACATGCAAGAGTGAATGCATGCGCACCACTTTTTGAGTCTGGAATAGTATGGGCGCCAGATCAAAAGTTTGCCGAAGAAGTAATCGAGGAGTGTGCTGCATTTCCATTTGGAGATCATGATGACTACGTGGACTCAACCACACAAGCTATCATGCGATTTAGGCAGGGCGGGTTATTACAACACCCAGAAGATTACATAACAGAGAACACAACAAACGCTCGTAAAAGGAATTATTATTAATGACACCGATCATTAGAAGATTTGTTATCAAACTCTTGTCCAAGGACCAAGGTTCAGGGATCACGAAACTACCAAACCAGATGCAAGCAGGATTTCAAGAATCCATGGTTACAGAAAAATTAGTTCGTGGTGGTTACGACCCAAGAGCAATCAGATCAGAAACAGAATTAAAAATGATCATCAACAGAATCGACGCCAGCAAAAAACAATCCAAAGAACAAAAAGATAAAGCCATGAAACAATTAGCTGACATCATGGATATGAAAGGTAGAAGAATACCACCGGGAGCAAAAATTATGGGTGGTGAAGCGATAGAGACAGAGGCAGAGATTGCTGCAAGAATGAATAGAGAAAACAAAGAAGCTGTTGCAAGAATGTTACAAAAAAATAAAATGAAAGAAGCTTATGGTGATAAGGCAGATGAAATGATTGAAGCTATGAAATCACCAGGTGCACAAAAATCATATAAAATTATGCAAGATGATTTAGGTGTAAAATTATATGGTGATGAAAGTTTTGAAGAGATTATGGAAATAAGAAAAACAGGTAAACACCCACGAGGAGAACCTGAAGAAGGTTTAGCTTATGGCGGCCGTGCAGGTTTTATGGCTGGTGGTATGGGACGTAGAGCATTTTTAAAATTAATGGGTATGGGTGGTGCTGGTATTGCAGCTCTTAAAACAGGATTAATTAATGTATTCAGACCAAGATCACAAGCTGTTGAAGAAGTTGTTGAAACAGTTACCAAGACAGATGCAATGGGAGTACCAGATCATTTTGCGCCTTTGGTTAATAAAATTATGAAAGAAGGTAAACTAACAAAAGAGTCAGATAGAATTCAAACATATCAACACCCAACAAGAAAAGATTTAGAGTTAGATTATGAAATGGATACGGGTAGTGTTGGTGTAAGATTTGAAACTGATCAAGGTGCCAAAGCAGATTACTACCTGAAAAAAAATCCACCAGATGAAATGAATCCAAAAGGTGGAGGAGATGAATTCTTTGATGGTGAAGAGGTTTACAGATTTAGTGATGATGGTAATGCTTATACAAAAGATTTTGAAGAAGGCATAAGCACAGGTACATCAAACCTAGACGAGTTTGTTGGCATCAAGAAACAAGATTTTGCATCAGGTGGTCTTGCTAGATTGTTAGGGGAATAATGGACAGAGTCGATGAAATACTTTTTCTCTACGAAGATGATAGAGCTGACATGGCTGTTGGTGGTGCAGTAAAAGCAATTGCTAAACGTATTTTAAAAGGCAAGAAAAAATACGACTACAAAGACCCAAAACAAAAAAATCAATATGTAATGCGATCTGATAAAGAAGTGCAAAAAATAATTGATGACCCAAAATACAAAGATTACAGAAGAAAAGATTTTAGAAACGAAGGCATACTAACTCGTAAAGAAACTGAAAGAGAAGGAGTTAAGTTTAAAAACTTTGGTAAAAGAAAAGATCCTAAAAAAGTTAGAAAGTCTCAAGAAAAAAGAACTAAACAAACTAAAAAGAAAAGCAGCGTAACATTAGAACAAAAACTAGCTGCCCCTAAAAAATCTGGTTTAGAGTTATCACATTTAGGAAGTAAAAAAGAAAAAGTCACTACAGGTAATCTTGCATATCTTCCAAAAGATATAAACAAATTAAGTTATCAAAGATTTGAAAAAATTTTAAATGACATCCAAGATAAACAACAAAAAATAATTGCAAATAAAAAAATGCCCATACCTGAAAAAAGAAAAAAACTAGGTGAGCTGGCAAGAGCAGATAGAGCATTAAGAAGTAAATTTAGAGGACTTGGTTATCAAAACATTAAAACTAGAATATCAGTAAGACCCAGTCAACTTTCTCCAAGTGGCATGATGATGAAAGAAGTTATAAGAGATCCAAGCATTACAATTGCTAGAGGACAACCTGGTGCAAGTATAGCATTAAGAAAAGCTACTCCTGAACAAAGAGAAAGAATATTAGGTTTAGGATTAGAGTCTTTAAAAAATGTAAGAGGTTTTGCAGGAGGCGGTTATCTTGCTGGTGGTTTAAAAAAACTCGGTAGAAAATACAAAGGTTCAACATTAGAAGCTTTATTAGAAAATCCAAAACTGGTTGGAAGTGAATTAGGTTACGAAGGATTATCAGAGATTATGAATTTATTACAAGGTTCAGGTTTATTTGCTGATGGTGGAATAGCGAGTTTACCTGGTGTAAAGTCAGGCCCACCACCAGAATCAGGACCTAACCCACAAGGGTTGGAAAACGTAAAATATTATGTTACAAATACATAGGAGTATTAAATGGCAGAAGTAGATAAAGGACTCCCTAGTAACACGCGAACTAAAATCGATGTCCCAACAGAAGAGGAGATCGAGTCCGTTAGTGTTAAAGAGGAGGAAGTAGAAAAAGGACCAGTTGAAGTTACACCTGAAGAAGATGGTGGTGCAACGATTGACTTTGAACCGGGAGCTATAAACATACCGGGCACAGAAAATCATTTTGATAACCTTGCAGATATTTTACCAGAAGATGTTTTACAACCAGTTGGTAACGACATGGTTGGAGACTACAACGATTACAAAGCATCTAGAAAAGAATGGGAGCAAAGTTACCGTGATGGTTTAGATTTATTAGGATTTAAATATCAAGATAGATCAGAACCTTTCCAAGGTGCTTCAGGTGCAACGCACCCTGTGCTAGCAGAAGCAGTCACACAGTTTCAAGCACAAGCATACAAAGAATTATTACCAGGTGATGGACCAGTAAGAACACAAGTTGTTGGAATACAAACACCAGCAAACGACTTACAAGCACAAAGAGTAAAAGATTACATGAACTATCTTGTGATGGATGAGATGGAAGAATACGAACCAGAGTTTGATTCTATGTTATTTCATTTACCACTTGCAGGTTCAACATTTAAAAAAATTTATTATGACACAACAATGGGACGAGCCGTTTCTAAATTTGTCCCAGCAGATGAATTAGTTGTACCGTACACAGCTACCTCATTAGATGATGCACAGTCAATAATTCATGTCATAAAAATGCCAGAGAACGAATTGCGTAAGCAGCAAGTTTCTGGTTTTTACCGTGATGTAGATTTAGGACCTCCAGGTAGGGTTGAGACAAACCCTGTTCTTAAAAAAGAACGAGAACTTGAAGGAACTAAAGCTACCGGTAAACCACAACCGATTTATACTTTACTCGAGTGTCATGTTAATCTTGACCTCGAAGGTTTTGAGGAAGTAGGAGAAGATGGTCAACCGACTGGCATCAAACTTCCTTACGTCGTAACTATCGATGAAAGTACCCGAACAGTTCTTTCTATTAGAAGGAACTATGCGCCCGATGATCCGAAGAAAAATAAAATCCAATACTTCGTCCACTTCAAATTTCTGCCAGGACTAGGATTTTATGGTTTCGGACTCATTCACATGATTGGCGGATTGAGCAGAACGGCAACGTCTGCTCTCCGTCAATTGCTAGATGCAGGAACATTATCAAACTTACCTGCTGGTTTTAAACAAAGAGGTGTCAGAGTCCAAGACGAAGCAGCTCCTATACAACCAGGTGAGTTTAAAGATGTTGATGCACCGGGTGGATCATTACGTGATGCATTCTTTCCGTTACCGTACAAAGAACCATCACCAACATTATTACAATTATTAGGTATCGTTGTACAAGCAGGACAAAGATTTGCTTCTATTGCAGAGATGCAAGTAGGAGATGGTAATCAAAATGCAGCTGTAGGAACTACGATCGCTCTTCTTGAGAGAGGATCAAGAGTTATGTCTGCAATACACAAAAGATTATATGCAGCGATGAAAAAAGAATTTAGATTACTTGCAGATATTGTATCAAAATATCTACCACCAGAATATCCGTACGACGTAGTTGGTGGTGCAAGAACAATCAAACAATTAGATTTTGATGACAGAGTAGATATTATTCCTGTAGCGGACCCTAATATTTTTTCTATGTCGCAAAGAATTACTCTTGCACAAACAGAATTACAACTTGCGACAGCGAATCCTGGTATGCACAACATGTATAATATTTATCGTAACATGTATGAAGCAATCGGAGTAAAAAATATAGACTCAATACTACCACCTCCTGCACCTAACGCACCAAAAGATCCAGCGTTAGAAAATATTGATGCATTAGGTGGTAAACCATTCCAAGCTTTCCCTGGTCAAGACCACAGAGCACACATAACTTCGCATTTAAACTTTATGGCAACTAACATGGTAAGAAATAATCCACCAGTTATGGCTGCATTACAGAAAAATATACTTGAACACATAAGTTTGATGGCTCAAGAACAGATACAATTAGAGTTTAGAGAGCAATTACAGACAATGCAGATGCTACAACAGCAAGCACCATCAAATCCACAGGCAGCAAACGAGCTACAAGTGATGTCACAAGCTGTTGAAGCTAGAAAAGCAGTGTTAATTGCAGAAATGACAGAAGATTTTATGAAAGAAGAGAAGAAAATTACGTCAACGTTTGACAATGACCCTCTTCTAAAACTAAAATCACGTGAAGTTGACCTACGAGCGATGGAAAATGAGCGTAAAAAACAATATGACGACGAAAGAATCAATATCGACAAAGCAAAATTGGTTCAACAAAGAGATTTAACGGAAGATAAGCTAGAACAGAACGAAGAATTAGCAGAATTAAGAGCTGATACGTCGTTAACAAAGCAAGCCATGTCAAACGCAGCAAAATTGGACAACGATTTGATGAAAATGGCTGACGTTAAAATCTTGAAAGGTCCAAAAACTTAATATAAGGTAAAAACATTATGATGAATTATAAAAAAGCTAAACAAATGTCGATACCTAGCCAAAATCTTGAGTACGATCCAAGAAGTAAGGCTAACGTTAAAAGAGCAAGAAACGTTATCCCTACAGGAGACAAAGAAAAGGTTAGAGGTACGAAAAGAATGTTAGCTGACAAAGATAAAACAGCAACTTGGTACTAAATCATGTGGTTATCGGCAATTAAATTAGCCGTCTCTGCAGGAAGTAAGATTTACGCTAACAAGCAGAAGACGAAGATGGCTATGTCAGAAGCGCAGCTTATGCATGCAACCAAGATGGCCCAAGGTGAGGAAGCTTACCAGGGTAAATTGCTGGAGGCTCGTCAATCAGACTGGAAGGACGAGGCCGTTCTTATAATTTTAAGTTTGCCCGTGTTGGTGCTGGCCTGGGCAGTCATCTCGGATGACCCATCTGCGATGGACAAAGTAAAATTGTTCTTCGAGATGTTCTCGCAGCTCCCGTCATGGTTCACCAACTTGTGGATCCTTGTCGTGGCGTCAATATATGGTATAAAGGGTACACAAATTTTTAGGAACGGAGGAAATAAAAATGCCAAATAGAAGGTTTAACACACAAGTTGCACAGCCTAGAAAGGCTCTTGCAAAAGGTGGTAAAGCATTAAAAGCTGTGGATAAAGAAAAGAATCCAGGTCTTGCTAAACTACCAACTAAAGTCAGAAACAAAATGGGCTTTATGAAAAAAGGTGGCAGAGTCAAAAAAATGGGCGGTGGAATGTCTACTGCTAGAAAAGATATGATGTCTGGCTACTACAAAAACGACATGGGTATGAAAGGTGGCAAGATGTTTAAAGATGGTGGCAAAGTTGGAAAAAAACAACAAGGCTACAAAGCTAGAAAAGATGAGTCTATTGCTATGAGAATCAGAAAGCCAAGAACTGCTAAACAGTTAAAAGCTTCAAGAGATGAGTCTTATGGTAAGTTTGGTTCAAAAGCTAAAAAGTCTGGCAAAATAAATAGGTAGTACATGTCAGTTGTCGGAGCAGCGTTACGAGGCTTTGGTAAAGCTTTAAAAAAATTTGGAAAACAAAAAACAACTGGTACAGAAGTTATTAGTTCTGTTAAACCAGCTGTGCACAAATCCAAAATGAAACAAGTTACAACCGATGTTAGGTTATCTGCTTTAAAATCAAAAGGTAGAATGAAACGTTCTTTTCAAAAAATGGAAGAGGACATCGATCCTGCTAGACAAAAGTTAAGACGAACTACACAAAGACTTGGTGGTAAAAAAGTTACCGAGTCTGGAGTTAACAAAGGAAAAGATCAATAATGCCATTAACACCTAAAGGTAAAAAGATAATGAAGTCTATGAAAAAACAATATGGAGCCAAAAAAGGTGAGACTGTTTTCTATGCATCAAAGAATAAAGGTGCTATAAAAGGTGTCGATAAGAAAAGGAAAAAATAATGTGGAACTGGATAAAAAATTTATTTACGCCAAAGGAGCAAAAAGATCCTCATTTAGTTTTATATGAAGATGCACCAGAACCAGAAGTGCCTATTCATAAACCAGACCATTGTCCAACTCATTCTAGATTTAGAAAGAGTTGTCCAGCGTGCAAGGAGTTAGTATATGGCTAGACCAGGTTTATACGCAAATATACACGCTAAAAGAAAACGTGGTGGTAAGATGAGAAAAAAAGGTGCAAAGGGTGCACCGACAGCAGCTAACTTTGCGAGAGCAAAACAAACAGCGAGGAAAAAATAATGACTAAACTATGTCCAAGAGGTAAAGCAGCAGCGAAGCGTAAATTTAAGGTATACCCTAGCGCCTACGCTAATGCCTACGCATCTAAAATCTGTGCGGGTAAAATTAAAGATCCATCTGGAGTAAAAAGAAAAGATTTTAGAGGACCTAAACCAGCGGGTAAAGCTGAAGGAGGAAGAATTGGTTATAGAGAGGGTAGAAGAGTTTTATCTCGACAGCAAATAGACAGACTAAAAGAACTTTCAAAATCTCCAATAAAAGTCGGACCTAAACCAAACGAGAAAATGATGACTCCACAGCAAAGAGAAAAAAGATTTAAAAGACCTGGATTTGGAGATGCACTACCTAGTCAAAAACCAAAACCAAAAAAATTTCAAAAACCAAAAAAAGCAGGTCCATCACCAAGATTACAAAGACCTAAAATGATGGGCGGTGGCATGATGCAAATGCCTAGAGCAATGTACGGAAGAGGCGGCGGTGTCTGCAAAAGAGGGATGAACAGACAGGCGATCGGCAAAAATTCATAATACAATGGCTGGTCTAAAAGAATGGTTCAAACAAGATTGGGTTGATATAGGCTCCAAGAAAAAAGGTGGAGGTTTTAATAAATGTGGAAGAAAATCTGCAAGTGGTTCAAAACGAAAATATCCAAAGTGCGTCCCTGCTGCCAAAGCAGCAAGCATGACAGAATCCCAGAGACGGAGTGCCGTTGCAAGGAAA